TATCATTATCATTGGCTGTAATCTGTGTCTGTAAACCAGAAATTGTACTAGCTTGTGCTGCTATATCTCCATCATTGGATGTTATTTGAGATTGTAAAGATGTAACCGAACTACTTAAAGAAGTAATGTTGCCTTCTGCTGTGGTTACTCTTGTGCTTAAACTTGAGATAGCATTTGCGTTAGTAGTTACATTAGAGTTGGTTGTGCTTAAAGAGCTTTGTAAATTTGTAATAGCAGTTGCATTACTAGAAATATTAGAAGTAGCAGTAATAATATCTGATTGAGCAGATGCCATAGCCGCTGTTAAAGTGCTTCCAGTAAAGCTTGATGCCCCGACTAAAGTAACTAAACTAGAATCTCTAGCTTTTATCCAGTCGGTGTTTCCTGCATTTCTTACATACACCTGATTGTTATCATCTGTATCCACCCATATGTCTGTTGGTTGCAAACTTGTTGCATCCTCTCTTTGTGTGGGAGCAGAAGTTGATTTGATTACTCTGGTAGTTGCACTGGTTAATGTTGATAAGTCGTTTGCTATATCGCTAAATTCATCTGCTATAAGTGTTTGATAACCAGGAAGATTTGAAAGATCTTCTGACAACTGCGCCATAACCGCTCCAATATCTTCCGCTGTTGTAGCGGGTGTACCGTTTGTTGCGTTATATGGACCGGGAACATTGGATGTACTTACGTAGCGCACCCAATAATAATAGGTTTCACCATACCCCGTTTCATCAGTATAAATAAAAGCCGTGGTTGTTGCGCGTAAAGTAGCGCCTCCAAGATTGTTTGCCCTTGATCGCCAGATTTCTGTATATGCATGGTTGCCATAGGGTGCACTGGCACTCATGCCATTCCAGTTCAATATAACGGCGGTAAATACTCCCGAAGCTTCCAGACTAACAGGGGCTGGCGGCACGGCTAGATTTTGGAGGGGGGTGTTCGCAGTAAAATCTAACGTGCCGGTACCAGCGTTCGGATCAAATGGGTTTTCTTTAAGTTGTTTTGCAAGACCACTGTCAATAAGTTCTCGTAAGGTTACGTTTCTATCTCGTGGGTCTCCCCTACGCCCAAGACGAATCTCTTGAGCTTCTTTCATAGACTCAAGGGTCGCTTTTAATTCACGTTCTGTGCTTGCGGGGATATTCTTAATTGCAGGAACTTTGGTGCCTGTGGTAGCCATTAGATAGCCCTTAGTTCATCTATAGATTCGCCTATACAAATTTCATTAACAGTATTTGCAGAAGAAACTTCAATTGCATAAGTACGGTGTACACTTGCTGGTAAGCGAACAATAGGCTCATAAATGGTAGTCGAACTAAAACTAGGAGTAGTTCCTGCTACAGAATACACACTGCCAGAAGTACTAATAGTTGCATTATATATAACAGACCCGTCTCCATATACTTTAATAGTTACTGGATAGGATTCTGCATCTACTTTAGCAAACCCCATACTTGTTGGTTTAGGGGGTACAAACTCCTTACTCTTCCAAGTAAAAGTTTGGTTAGTACTACCACCTTGAAACTTTTTGATGTCATCATCAACAATGATGTAAAGCTCGTTATCATCAGGATCGGTAAAGCCCCCCCGTACTTCCGTAGAAAAACTTAAACTAGTAAGCGTTGCTTCTCCCCCTCTTGGGTCAAAAATAAATCCCTTGTAAGCAGAACCAGTGTAATAAAACCCAACGTATCTGCCTTTCCACAAAAAGCCTTTAATAGTAGAAGGGTAGTAGTCTGATTGCCATTGATCAGCAGAAATAAGCCCTTCGGTAGCGATTCTAACTTCTGCGCCTTGTGCAGCAACCAAACCTTCAGGTCCTGCATACAATACGTAGCTACCCATATCAACCATAGAGCGTTTACTAAGGCATGCCTGCGCTGCTTCCATTCGTACAGCACTCATAGATTGAGGGTCTGTACCTGCTATTAAATAGGGTCTGCCCTCTGTACCAACAATCAAACCATTTCCAGACATAGCAATTGCAACTATGTTATCTTCTAGAGTAATTCTATAAGTAACAGGCCAAGCGTGGGGTAAAAAAGGCTCAGAAAAACAAATTCTTTTACCTGTAAACCCAGCAAATACCCCATATGGCATAGCAACTAAACCTTTTAAAGGTCCGTCAGGGTATAAACTAGTATCTTCATTTGGTGGCCCAATCCAATAAGTAGAGGGAATAATCTCTTGTAAATCTGCGTTATCAGACGTATCCGAATAAGATGTAGTTGCCAAGGATACTTCTGCTACAAACTGATAAATAGTTGTATTCGAGCCAGTATTTGAACGATAAATACGTTTTGAAGATAAATTAGTGTTTGTTCGACCGGTGCCCGAGGCACTTGTTTCAAGACCCGAGATTGTTATGGTTTGGTTATCATCCGTAGTTACTATAGTAGATGCAGCAGAAGGTGGACCTTCTTCACCATACGCACTTACAAAAGTGTATACATAGGCAGTACTGTAATCAATTAAAGCGTCGGTGGGTCCATTTGTAGCTACACCTTGAGCTACCGCACTTGAAGTAGCATTTGAGGTTGCTGATCCGTTGGTTGCAACAACAAACGTAGTGGCGGTAGGTACGCTGGTAACTTTAAAATCTCCATTAATATCGTCTGCTGCTATTCCACCTGTAGCAGAGAAGTTTGCTAAAGTAACGTAATCCCCGACTGCTAGACCGTGGTTCCCGGTCGTTGATGTATCAACCGTCAGCCCTGAATCGCCGTTTACGGTGGTTACAGTAGACGTAAAATAATTTGGGCTATTTACAGCAACCGTTGGTGCTGCACTTGGAGCGGGTATCCCTAAACGATAATAGCTGCTAGGAAAAGGGGCTACACCAACAATGACAGAACTTCTACCCATACGGGGATAACTTTGTCCTGTCCAATATACCGTGTCATTCGTATCGCCAGCAATCGGACCAGGAACAACATCTACATCTTCATCAAACTCTAACCAACGCTCTGGTGAGTCGGTGTATTTGTATATGCTAGTTCTAAAAGCGTCGTCAAGTACGAGGGTTTGGGAGTTGTCAGTAATAGGTACAAGTCTACCACTTTCTAGGTTTACGTCTTCTGCGGTTTGTGCGAGGTTATCTTTAAGTAATCTAGGGGAAAGCTGTGGGGCTAGTCCGCCAAACGTAATAAGTTTAAAGTATGCCATATCATCTTAAATTATACACAATAATACTGGCTACAGCGGATATGAAAATCCAGAAACCTCTTTCAAACATACTAATACCTTTTGCGTTTATTATGGCTTTGTGCTCAACAGTTTCTACTCGGTCTTCAAGACGATCCAGTCTTGCAATAAATCTATCGTTTTGCTTCAATACTGTAGTTACCCTCTCCTCTATACGTGCAATAGCTATGATGGCTTCGGAAAGCTTATCAATTTTATCTTCTAGTTTTTCTAACCGTTTTGAAACGTCGTCAGACATTTATATAGTACTCCAATCTTCGCCTTTAAATAGTAAGGCTTCGGCTTCTCTTCTCCGTACAAGCCCATCCAGTACCTTTCCCCCAGCTTTATTCCAACGTTTGATTTGCGTTGGAACGTCGTCATAGGACGACGAATTAAGTACTTTCAGCATCGTGCTGCTGTTTAAGTTTGACGGTCCTAAGTTGTACGTCCATGACACAAGTGCATCAAACTGATTCTGTGTCAACGGTACCTGTACCGCCTCGTTCACATAATTCTCATACTCAACAAGCTCTTCTTCTAACCAAGCTTCTGCTTGTTCTTGAGTACAAGTATCGCCAATTGTAACACCTTTTGTTCTGCCGTAGGCAATAGTTGGAACAGAAACAGCATCTAAATATGCTTCTAATTCACACCCCTCAAAGTGTTTTATAAGACTTTTTCCCTCGTTAGAGATCTTCATTCTTTTGGTTCTTCTTCCACTACTGGCTTTATCTTATCTTCTTTGATAACACCTTTTAATTCTTCGGAAGTATGAACCTGTGCAGCTTGGCATTTTTTAAGTTGATAGGTAATATCCGCAAGCTCTTGATTCAGTTTAATAAGCATATTAAACCCTTCAATAGCTCTAGGAGTTAAATCCTCTATCTTGTAGTTTTGATTTTCAAAATTAATAGTTTTAATTTGTTGTTGTTCAGACATGATAATTCTCCTTAGTCTTTGTCTTGTGTGTTAGAGGCGCCAAAATAAAATGATATTACAGCGCTTGCCAATCCTCCTAAATACCCCAACACTAAATTGATAAGGGCTTCAGAGTTTTGTTCTGGTGGTTGTATTGTAACCAAAAAGATGTAGCCAAGAAAGCCACCTAAAGTAGCAATACCCATAATTCTAGCAGTCCAATCTTTGCTAAACTTTCCTCTAGCGTCTTGTTTGTCTTGTACTTCTAAAGCAAATACATCTACTTCTAATTCTTTCAGTTTAAGTTCAAAGTCTTTTTCTGCTTTTTTAAGTTCAAGCATTTGCGCTGGAGTTGCTTGTTGAATGCCTTGCTCTATAGATTTTGGGTTGTTAGGTACGCCAAGTACTTCTGCAATTACAGAGCCCGCCATACCACCAAGCGGCCCACCTAGAGCTGCGCCAAGATTTGGGGCTATGCTGCCTACAACGTTTTTAAAAGATCCTGATAATAAGTTTTTAAATGCCATTTTAATTCGCCAAAGGGTTTTTATCTTTTTCTAATTTACTTTCTAGGTCTTTGATTTGCTTTTCAATGTTCTGTTTAGAGTTCATGTATTGCTCTTTTAACAAAGCCCAGTCCTGATTATTTTTGCTAATGTCTTGTTGAAGGGAATCAATTAAATTTATTTTTTGAATCTTTTCTTGAAGTACAGAAAGATCTGTTTTAATTGCATTAATATCTTCTTCGTATGATACAGAAGTTTGAGATTCTAAAGCTTCAATGCGCTGTACGTACCCCGCTCCTGTGTAGCCAAAGCCAGCAATAGTAGCAATAAGACCACCTAAAGCAACAATCTGCCCAAGTTTTGATTCTAAGAAATTCATAAATTTACCTGTAAATCAATAATTTTTTGAAGCGTACTTATGTTCGCTCCACTTAAATTATAGTATGCATTTGTATTATCATCAATTTTATTGTCAGTATAAATTGTTTTATCTTGATACCACTGCTGTTGATCAGGAATACTTGTATCTCTGTATTGATTAAATCCTGGAACAAAACCTAGATAGGCTACGAATGCCGTTTGGTCTGCATATTCACCAGACTCTTGTTGTTCTTCTTCCATCTCTTCTTGTTCTTGTTTTAAATTTTGAGCAATAATTTTATCTGCAATTTTATCTGCCTCGGATGCTGTCATAACATTAGTGGTTGCAGAAAGTATTTGGTCTTGAATGTCGTTTATTTGAACATCAGCCATGACTGTATCATCTAAAGTAAATAAAGGTGTAATAGTGATTGAATTTCCGCCTAGCGTTTCTGTGTTATCTGTCATTTGTAGAACCGTATTTGTTTGTGCACTTGCAGATAATATTTGATCGGAGATAGAAGGAGAGTTAGATGTACTTGACCCAAAGCTGTTGCTTGATTGACTGGATGTAGTCTGTTGGGTTTCTGTATTCCCTATATTGTTTTGAGTTGTATAACTATCGGTTGCTACAGACATAGCTTGAGCTATGACCGCTAAACCTTTGCTTATGCTGTTTCCTTTTACTTCTTCCTGAACAACCTCTTTCTCAACAACCTCCTCAATGCTTTCCTCTATAGCTTCTTCTACTATTTCTTCTACAATCTCTTCTTCAATAATTGGCTCTTCTTCAATGATCGTTTCTATTTCTTCCATGGTTTCTTCTAATACAAAAGCTTCTACTAATTCTTCTGCATCAAATACATCAATCACATCTATGATTTCTGGAAGAGGATCATAGGTTTCTACAACTTCTACAGGCGGCTCGTATAGTTCTTCTTGAATAGATTCTTCAAAAAATACTTCTTCCACAGGTTCGGTGTAAGGTATAACTTCTTCTTCGGTAATTTCAAATACTTCATACTCCATAGGAGAAGTCTGTATTGCCATAATTGCAATGACTTCTGGTATGTAGCCAGAACAAGTAGGATAGGCTTGAGAATCTAATTCACATTCATAATCACGATAGGCTTGCTCATACCCCGGGCAAGAAGTGTCATACAAAGTATCTATAGTGCATTGTTGGTCAAGATAAGCTTCAGCATAACCTGTGCAAGAACTGTCATACAACGCATCTATACCACATTGCTGATCAAGATAAGCTTCCTCGTATCCTGAACATTCAGTAGAGTAAAGAGAATCTAAGCCACATTGTTGGTCTTGATAGGCTTGTGCATAACCAGTACAGCTTGTTGAATAAAGAGCATCTATATCACATTGCTGGCTAAGATAGGCTTCTTCGTACCCAGTGCAGCTTGTATCATTTAAGGGATTGCTACAATCAACCGCTTCATAATATAAAGACCCACCAGCTTCTAAGTTTGCATTTTTATCAGAACTATTCCAATCGTAGCTATAACAGTTTGTGCCGTTATATGATCCTGTATTGCATTCATCATGGAAATAGTAGGTGTAAGTTTCATTGGATGTCCCTTGTTGTCCGATAAGAACATCGTGGTTAATAACATCTAAATCTCCGTAACGGATATCAAAACTATTATTGTTCCAAAGAATAACTTCAAAGCTGTTATACGAGTTGGTGCGATAATACTCTTGCATCTTGTACCAACCAAAAACAATCTTGTCGTTAAAGTTTTTTGCTGCCATCTTTGCATTAGCATCGGCTGCTATAAGATCAGTCCAAAAGGGATATATGGTGTAATTAAATTTAGGTAAAGGGGTGGGGTTATATTGATTACAGCCTGTACCTGTTGAACCAAAATGCAAACAACCATTGCTTGCCATCCGTGCTGTAGAAAAAGTTTGATCGTAAAAGGTAAAGTCAAACCCTAAATTAAAAGCTGCCGAGATACCGTCATCACCCGTTGTTAACCATGTAACATCTGTTTGATTGGTTAAATCAACTAACGATTGGTTGGATTCGTATATGTATTGTGGAAATAGGTTACAACAAAGAAGTGCTATTCCCCATAGAACTCTTTTTTGCATTGTCCAGCGGTTTTAGTTTTGCGTGTATAAATCACCTGTATAGCACCCACAACATCTCTGTTGACTTTTTCTCTTTGGGGGTTTGGTTCATTTATACACTGTTTAATAAACTCTTCTAAGACCTCTTCTTTGTCGGGTCTATGACTTGGGTTTTCTATCCATGCTTTAGTAGCTTCTTCTCCTATTTTGCCTCTATAAGGACAAGGAGTGCCTGCCATATTCATTGCTTTAAATACTCTTTCATCTTGGCATAGCAAAGCAACAGAAGCTACTTTCATACCCATGTCGTATAAATATTTAGATAGTTTTAATCTTTCGCAATTTTGATCTATGACTGCCTTACCGCCTGATAAACCAAACACCTGCCCCTGAAATGCACCAGATACTCCTGTAGTACAAAGGTCTTGTGAATACGACATAATGCTTGGGGCAATCGCACTTGCTGGGGGTGCTTTAGTTTTTACTGTTTGGTTGATGTTTTGCGTTGAAGTCGATTCATTAATATTTCTATTGGTATTGTCAGAAGTAGAATTGCTGACATTGTTGTTAAAGTTAGTGTTAGTGTTGTCAGTTGTAACATTGGACTCAGAAGTCGATTCATTGTAGTTCCTATTCGTGTTGTCCGAGGTGCTGTTATTTTCATTGTAGTTAGTATTTGTTGAGGTTGAAGTATTAGTTACATTTTGATCAACCGTAGAATTTTGAGTTACATTCGACTCGTTATAATTATTATTAACATTATTGTTGGTATTGGTTGATGTCGAAGTTGAAGTCGAATTATTAGTATTTACATTCGTATTGTTATTGGTGTTGGTATTATCGGAAGTAGATGTCGAAGTAGAAGTCGAGGTGTTGGTATTGGTATTAGTGTTGGTATTAGTGTTAGTGGTTGTAGTGGTATTACTAGTATCTAAGCTGTTAGCTTCACAATATTGAGTACCAGCATTACAACTACCTGTTTGTTGGGCAAAAGCTATTATAGGTAAAATTCCTAAACTTAGTAAAATTGCCCTTTTAATCATTCCTCTACCTCAACCCACTCGCCGTTTGTGTAAACAAACTTAAACCCACGATGCTCTGCATTATCTCCTTCTTCCACTGCAGGAAAAAATAAAGCATTAATTTCTACTGTAGCTTGTTCTATTGTAATTTCTTCATTCATTAATATGCTCCTGTTGCTGAACTGGTTTGTGTTGTTGCTACTACTTTAGCATTTCTAAATGCATAACCACCCCATTGATCCCAATCTATTGCTAAATGACAATATGAAGCTGCTAGATATGCAACCAAAACAACATAGTTATCTGAGGAGGTGTAGCTACTTTGTACCAAAGCCCAGCTAGAGTTATAATTTACTATTCCAACATTATAATACCCACCTGACCAGTTGTGCCACCCTAAAATTCCTTCAGCAACATTGCCGCCTCCACCATAAGCATATGCTCTATACTTAAACAATGACATAGTGTAAGAACTATTAACTGTGCTATTAGGCAAATCTGTTTTTATATGCAGATAAGCACCTGTATTTGTAGGTGGACCAGCATATACAAACCAATCTCTTATACAATGTAACCCTCCTGTATAAGAACCTTGGAAAGCTCCTGAAATTATTGGTCCATAACTCTGAATTGCTTCATTTCCTACATTAGTAGTACCAGCTCTTGGAGCAACATTTTCTACTCCTGCAAGTAATCTTCCATTTGGATCTATTCTTACTCTGTCTCCAGTTGTAGATCCTACAGAAATTGCAAGGTCGGCTCCATCATAACCACTAACACCAATTCTCCATTCTGGACTAGTTTCGTCTGCGGTAGCTTTTGCAAAACTAATACACGGAGCTTGAGATCCGTGTATATGAACTCCTTTATAATTAGTAGAGCAATTTGTACTTACTATACCAGCATCAGTTATTTTTGTTACAGGTGCATCATTTAAATAAAATAACAAATCAACAGTACTTGCATTTCCCCCCAAATACATTCTTGTTCCATTTATGCCATAAAAAGCCGCAGTGCCTGAATCATCTTTAAAATTAATTGCAGGAAAAGTTCCATCTATCGATAGTGTTGGGGATTGAGAAGCACTTATGTTTTTATATACAGTTCCTGACGAACCTATTGAAATATCGCCTGTATTAAGAATTCTCATTCTTTCTGTTCCGCCTAGATTAAATACAAGACCTCTATCCGTATCGTTACTAGTTCCCCTATGAAAACTTACTTCTCCATAGTAAGTCCCCTCATTTTCAGTAGCTAATCTAAGAGTTGCATATTGATTCCAAGTAGCAGATGAATTAAAAATCGAAAGGTTTGTAGAAGGACTAGTCGTACCTATACCAACATTTCCTGAGGAATTTATTGTTAATCTATCGCTAGTATTACCTTGGTCTCTAATTACAAATGATGAACCTCCATATGCTCCTACTCTAAAATTAGCACTTGAATTTTCATAAACAGTATAAGCATAAGTACCTGCTGAATAAAGTTGCATAGAAGCTCCTGCTGCTGCAGTGGCTTCTATTTTTAATTGATGCTCTGAATCAGATTTTATATGTAAAGGTGTACTAGGACTACCCGTATTTATACCAACATTCCCATTGTCTTTAATGACTACTAAATTTAAAGTATCGGTAGAATTATTAAACCTGTAACCATGAGTTGCATTGCCAATCCAGTAACCATTATTCCCCAAAGTTATAGCACCATTTGCATTCATAGCACCAAATGTAGGCGTTGAAGTCCCACCATCTAAATACGATTCTATTTCTGTAGCTAAAGAAGAGCTTATGGCTTTATTGTTAGAATCACCTATAAAGATGTCTCCGTCATCAAGGTTGGGTACGGCATTTGTTCTCCCCGCACCGCCTACCTTGATAGATCCGTTAGCGGCATGAACCCTTTGTACTATACCTATGTTCTGAAGCTTGGTTGCTTCAAGACCAGATGGGTTGTTGGTTAAGGCACCCGCTGTGGTGTCGACATATAAAATGTCCCCTAGCGAATAACTGGATGTATCTAAGCCTGCAAGTGTACCAAAGCTGGTTACTTCTACTTCCGCGTTGGTGGATACGGTAGCCTCGGCTAAACCAAAGGCTGGCATTTTTGCAGTATCGTCTGCGTCTGCTAAAGATACAACGGGTAGCTCTCCAGATATTCCTGAGATGTAAACTGGTTGTCCCTTGGTTATATTTTCCCCCGCCTTCGCCGTGAAGCGTACTACGGAGTCTTGTAAATATTCACCATGTACTTTAGTTTTTGCCATGTTATGCGTTCTCCAGTGTTTCTATTCTTGCTTTGAGGTCTTCAATGATGGTTTGTTGTTCTTGTATCGCCTTAGTAAGAAGTGGTATTAATTTGCTTTGATCTATGCCTTGGTACTTAGGAACTTCTCTAGTGCCCATAACTGCTTGAGTTGTTACGACTCCATATTCATCTAAAATCTCAGGAGTTACTTCGTATTCTTCTTCCTGCATTTCATCTTTAACACCTGTAACAGCTTCAGGGACTATATCTGAAACTTCATGTGCTAAGAAACCATCTACTGTTGTGTCTGCATCCGCTATAAAATTAAATCTTCTGGGCTGTAAAAGTTTTACTCTATCGATGGCATTCTCAAGCTCTACAACATTTTCTTTTAGTCTGTAGTCTGAAGTAGTGTTATATGCTGTGGTGGAACCAGTTGAAGTAATACTGCCTACTCCGCCACCGCCTGAACTTACCGCAAAATTTATAAAAGTTCTCGTTCCACCGTTATCTGAGTTCCACAATCCCAAACACTGTGCAGTAGCAGTTACAGTTCTTATTCCTAAACCTTGACCGCTTGCAGCAGAATTTATAATACTAGCTTTTTCTCCACTTGAAAAAGCTATGCTATTACCAGCCCCTATACTAACACTTCCACTTTGTTTAATTCTAAATGTTTCTGTTCCTTGTCCTCCCGTAGAGCCTGATGTGCCTTGAGTATTATAAAAAACGGTATGCCCAGTTTGTTTTTCAAAACGCATATATACACCATAGCCGTTATTATATTTACGCCCATAGTACTGACCTTCTGGATGTATATTTACACCTATTCCTCCAGAATCATATGTAATTCCTGGTTCTGATACCCACATTAAAATATTACCATTGGTAGAATCATTATTTTGATCGTCATAAATCGCTTCAATTCTTGCTGTATTATGACCTGCATCACTACGAATCATATGCCCTGCTGTTATAATACCAGATGTAGTAGTTAAACTGCCTGTCGGTAAAGTAACATCCCCCGCAGAAGTTATTTTCATTCTAAGTGCTGGAGTATTATCAGAAGAAGCAGTAAAAAATCCTATTCCATAGAACCCACCGTAGTCAGATCTAGCTTTTATATTTAAATCACCATAAGCAGTTTCGGTAAGAGCAGATGAGGATGTGTAAAGTCCTGCTGTTCTTGGCAAACTCGATACATAATCAAAACCTAACCCATGACCATCGTGAACTAGTGATAAAGTATTTTCGGCGGTTCCACTAAATAAACCCCCGCTTCCCCCAATAGAAACATAGCCATTTGCATGTATTCTCATGCGTTCTATGCCTGAACTAGCAAAAGCTATACCAGAATAACCTGATATACCAATGGGTCTTGTATTAGTAGGGTTAAAATTAATTCCATAATGAGGATTAGTTTGACCATTAAAAGTAAACGAATCAGATGTCAAAGTACCTACAATACCTGTTGTTGAGTTAATTCCTCCCTCTACATTTAATATAGAATTAGCAATAGTAGCAGTCGTACCTATACCAACATTACCTGATGAGTCTATGGTTACTGCATCAGTATATCCAGTTGGAGCACTTGTAGTTAATGTTGCTCCAGTGCTTAGAGTCATTGAGCCTGTTGAATACAATCTTGTTTGACCACCTGCCCAAATACCAGCACCTACAGAACCAGTGTATGCTTGTAATAAATTATTACCAGCAGCCCCACCAACTCTTGCCATTCCGCCAACAACGCTTATGTCTAGCTTTGTACTAGGACTACTCGTACCTATACCGACATTGCCAGTAAAGCTTGGGCTTGCCAGTGGTGCTTTTAAAGCAAGGGAGTTAGTAACGGTTGTGGAGAAATTAGCGTCATCTCCTAATGCTGCTGCAAGTTCGTTAAGGGTGTCGAGGGCAGCCGGGGAAGAATCAACAAGATTAGAAACAGCAGTCTCTACATAAGCAGTAGTAGCTATAGCAGTAGAATTATCACCAGCAGTTTGTGTAGTAGCTGTAGCTGTAGATGGAATAGCTAAACTGGAGGTGTCAAGCTTTGCGGAAGTGATTGATCCGTCTGCTATGTTTCCAGTTGTGATCTTCGTGTTTGCCATTAATTATTCCTCTGGTGTTTGCTCTTCAAACACAACATCTGCTGCTCTCATTACTAAACCTAAATCATAAGCTTGTTGTACCTGAGCATCTGCCCCAACTTCTAAAGCAATTTCATTTTCATTGCAATGAGCAACTAGCTTTTCAATTATATTTTTTTGAGCTATATCGGCACGAACAAAAATTGCATTTTCAAGCCATTCTTGAATATCCATCATTTCTGTTTCTGCTGATTTAACCTGTGTATCTGTTAATGTTATTGTGTATTCCATAATTTTTATCCTACTTTAATAAATACAAAGTTTGTATGCCCCATATAAATATAGGAGCTTTGTGTGGTTCTGCTTTCAAGCATCAAATAGTCATTTGCACTTAAATCAAATAATTGTTGTATTGTTTGTGTATTTTCACTAGCTACAGTGTTATATGCAAGCGGTACAACATCACCATAACCTTGCTGCACTCCATTCTTTGTTATTGTTATTGAGATAGAGCTAGTGCCTGAATATATGGTTGCCATAGCCAAATATTTTCCTGCAACTGGAGCAGTAAATCTGCCATTGGAAGTATTATAAACACTGCCAACATTTATGGGTGCTCTGTTGAAAATAATTGTTGCCCCTGCTGAAAAGGTAGTCCAACTTGCATTAGAATCTGCCATAGCCATTGGCTGTCGTGGCATTGTAACTTCGCCTAAAGCACCTATGGTTAATGATTCTTCTAAATCGTACCCTGGTACTGTTGATCTTGTTCTAACCTGAAATACACCGCCATAGTTACCTCTTGTGTCTTTAACAGCTCGTATAACCGCTCTATGGTGCTGACCATCAGTATCATTTGTACTAAAACCTATTTGTGCATAATTTTGTGCAGGAGATGAAGTAATATTTCTTATAAAAATAATATCATTGAAATTGCTACTAGTTTTGTCTCCAGTATCATCAACTTGGAATCTTCTATCTACGCTTGATCCTGTTCCAATGCCCACTCTTTTTGATGCATCTATTCTTAGAGCTTCTGAACCATTAACTTCCCAAATATAGTTTCCTGAAGTACCGCCTGCATTGAACATAAATTGAGTGCCTGAAGCTCTTATATTATGTGAAGCATTGCTACCGAAACCGCCACCCTCAGAACCTATATAGAATTTTACCTCTGAATCGCTTTGACCAAGATGCATGTCTCCTACATTATTTATTGTTAGGCGTTCTGTTTGAGAACCTATAGCAGCAGCACCAGTTGCAAAGACAATGCCATCATAACCACCAAGATTTAGATAGTTACCATCAGTTGTAGGTGCATTAGCAGCACCTCTCCATAAACCAACATTAACAGTTGTTCCATTGCCTTCGCCTAAACCTAGAATACCTTGTGCATTTCCTGTTGCTACTTTAATTGTTCCAGCAACATGCAAGGGTGCATAAGGACTAGTTGTACCTATACCAAGATAGCCTACGGAGCTTAGTGTCAATCTATAAGCAGAGTTAGTATCATCATAAACAATAAAAGCACTGCCATTTAATCCCATTGAATATTCTTGTGCTGTATCAAAGTTATCAAATTTAATTAAAGCATTATTTGATGTGCCATATAGTTTTAATTGTCTACCATCATTTGTTCCGCTAGAAAGCGTTAGAGTATTAGAAGGACTATTCGTACCTATACCAACATTGCCTGAAGAGTCTAGATAAAGTTGATTTGAATTACCACTTGATGCTAAAAGAAGTGGACTACCAGCTGCAGCTAGGATTTGTCCACCAGTGTTAAATGTAATTAATCTTAAATCATAATCGTCTGAACTAGGACTTTTTAAATCTATATAAGCACCACTAGTTCCCCCCAATTCCATAGCAGCATAACCTGAAGAATTATCTATAGTTATACTATTAGTTGCTGCAAAATTATAAGCAGTAGCACCGCCTGAAAGGTAGAGGTCTTTGAATTTGTTAGATGATGAACCTAAATCAGTAACTCCATTATGTACACCGCCTAACCTGTTTGTTGGCTCAATTGCAGTACCAAAATTTAATCCTGAACCATTACCAGCACCACTATTATTTCCTGCAATATAAAGATAACTACTTGTAGTACCAATACTTCCAACTGTTGTGCCGTTTTTAGCGAACACTGCAATGTCGCCATCGCTAGTGCTTCTATTCAAATACAATGGATTATCTGCACTTGCTGAAGCAACAATATTTCCTGTAGGTCGCATGTCGCAACCAGTTGTTACTGCTGTAGAAGCCTTACCAACCAACAAGTTGCCTGAAGAGTCAAACCTTCCTGCATATGCTCCATTAGAATTAAAAATTAAAGCAGCAGAAGATGTTAAGCT